GGTCCGTACCAAGTATTTTTGTCAAGCCACTTGGAAGTTAACGGATCAATCTTAGGTGCCGCTTGAGTTTGAGTCGTTTGTGGTATTTGTACATCAAAATCTTCTTCTTGTAAAGTAGGTCTAAAGTTTTTAGCTTTATCCTGCTTTAAGCTAGCTTCAGTTAGCTTGGCTTGTGCTTCTACCATTCTATCGGTATCGCCAGAGTCAACCGCATCACGATAAGTCCGTTTTGCTATTTCTAACTCAAAATCGGCAGCGTTTTGGGCGGTGGTAATGTATTCTTTTTCACCCGCAGAGTACCGTTCTTTAAGCTTTTTATTGTCTTCAGCGATCTTTTTAGCAAAGTTAACTGCTTCTTCTTGCTCACGCTGGGCGCGTTCTTTTTCACGTCTTTCGTCGTGCCAAGCCTTTTTCATTTGCTCAAGACGCATTTTTACCTTATTGGAATAGTCCATAAGGTTGTCGTTCTCAAGCTCTTCTTTTACCTCAACAGGTAAAGGCTTAGTCTTTTGGTCATCTTTAGGGGTGTCGTCTTGGATTTCTAATTCAAATCCGCCATCCTCCTGTGCTCCTACGGGTTTACCCTTAGTTTCCTCTTCAATTTCATCGGGAAATTTAAATTCGTCTTGGTCTAATGTAGCCATGGTGGTTCTCCTTAAATGAACTTACGTTTAATGCCACGTGGATCGTCAACTACCGCTTCCACAGAGTCATCATTAATAATTCGGAACTCTCGGTCATGAATAACCAAGCGAGTACCAGCATTTGGGCGTACTAAAATAAAGTCGCCTTGTTTACACCAAGGTCCGTTAGGAAACCTGGTTTTATCCTGGTAACAATCAGCTCCTAATTCCACTACGAATAGCACCGTAGTCAGAAGTTCATCATGTCGACGGGTCTCGTCAGACTTGAGAATGCCACTTTCAAAAGCTTCTTCGGTTTCAGGTATTGCGCAAAGAATCCTATAGCCTTGCGGTTTAGGTAGTTGTTTTGCTTTTTCTTCCCCTGACTTATCCATAATTTTGGATAGGTCTACTGCTTGGGCTAAATCAATGACATTAGTCATCAGAGTTCTCCAGGTTTTTTGCAAGGTCTGTTAAATATAACTCGGCAGTGAGCAGTCCTCGAACCTCACCACAAAGTGCGCGATACTCCGCGTAATCCTTAGCTGCGCCGCTGGAAACTGCTTCAGCTATTTGGTTGCGCTTATCTCTGTATTGCATAAGCAATACTTCAAGCGTTCTATCCATTACTCACCTTTCTTTTGCGAACCTTTCGATTCGTTTAATTGCATTTTTTTATAAGCAATATCTGAGCCAATTTTTACACCTTCTAGCTCCATCTTAGCTTCTAGTTCGGCTTTATCTTTGGCTGCCTTAGCCCCGACTTGCATACCCGCAATCTCTTTTTGGGATGCAATACGAGATTCTTCGATCTTAAGCTGATCCACCTTAGCCGCCATGTCCATTACCATTTTTTGTTTCTTAAGTTCTAAGTCTTCTCTCTTAATCTGTAACTCTTCTTGTTGCATTTGGACTAATGGGTCCTGTTGCGCCTGAGCGTTTTGTTGAGCTTGAGCCTCTTGTTGGTTCTGCTGCAACATTTGTTGCGCTGCTTGAGCAGCGAGTTGCGAGATGCGTACTTCCATACCTTCTGGAATACCATGCTCGGTTTCTTCTCCAGGTGCAGGAAGCTCTACACCCATCATTCTTTCCATCTCTTTGCGATATCCAAACGCAATATGCTCGTTAATATGGGCCATCATTGCACCTTGAATCTGTGGAGCCATAGGGTTCATTCCAACTAACTGTTGAATCTTTGGATCTTGCATAGCTGACATATGTACTTGAATATGGGCTTGATGGTCTTGATACAAGAAAGCCTTAACGGGTTTCATCATAAGAATGTTCTGGTTCTCAGTAACAGGGTCTTCTGGCTTCTTGTCGTCCTGAGTTGGAACAAGCTTAGCGTAGTTTTTAATCCCCAATACGTCTAACATCTGGCGATGTAGTAGTGGCAAGTCATACAGCTGCGGAGCAGTCTGGGCTAGTTGTAAAGCAGCTTGATACTGCACTACTTTTTGCGACATAGTTGCCGCATTGGGGTCTGATACAGGAATAACGTTTACTTGGTCATAGTCAGACTTCTTAGCACGGGGGCTACCCTCAATTGGCTCGTAATCGTATTCTTCTGGAGTGTAATCCGCAATAATCTTCTTAAGTAAGCGGAACTCTTCTTTCATCGCATAGTGAATACGTGCTTGTACAGCACTCATCACTTTTAATGTACGCTCAAGGATTGCTAACGTTGTACCAACTGGTGAGTTAGCTGACATATCTGATACTTTCATATCAGCAGCAGCTGCAAAGCGGCGACCTTCATCAATGATTTGATTCATCAACGCAAATAAAGTCTGACTTGGCTCTTTATATGGAAGAGGCAGGATGTTATCCCGCATTGTTCCACTTGGAACGTCTACATCACGGAATTCACCAGGACTTATTGGCGTGTTGTCACCATTGATTCGCAAGCCACGGGTCTTAAAGCCACCTGGCAAGTTTGCAAGTGTTCCTGCATCAACCAATTGGCGGAGGATTGAAGTTCCTGACTTAGCAAATGCGCCGATGAGGTGAATAAGACCAAAGCAATAGAAGCCGAAGCCAGGAATATACCCATAGTGAACAAAGTGATTACGTTTTGCATGAGTTTTGTCATCAGGTTGCCAATTTCTACGAATCGAGAGGACATTTTGCGTTCCTTTTTCAATAGTTACCACGTATGGTAGAGCTACGCCTGTAGGATTACCCTTCTTATCCTTATGCTCATAGCCAGGCAAGTCTAAATCAACGTGCATTTCAAGAAGTTTGAAGCGATCATCCGATGTTGCACGGAATCCCATTTTTTCAGCGATCTTTTTCTCTACTTCGTCAAGAGAGTTAACTGGTTCGCCAAGCTCTATATCGCGATAGAACCCTGCAACTTGTAATTTAAGAACTTCGTTCTTAGTTTTGCGCATAACATGGGTTACACGCTCGGCAGTTTGAAGATTACTTGCGCCGTATGGCACAACAATGTCTTCCGCAGGTACAAATACAGAGGCTTGACGCTCTAAACCTGGGTCGTAATAGACTTTTTTGAACGCATTACCAGAAAGACCCAAGCCCCAGAGCATTCTTTCGTGCTCAGGACGGTATTCTTTCATCACATCAGTGAGTTGGTAGTTCATATCTGCCTGTACACGCATGGCAGCGTCTTTTTTCTCTGTTGTTTCTTTACCAATAATTTCTGTTTTGACTGGACCTGCTGCTGGAAAAGTCTCCATCATGGTCTCAGACTGAAATTTAACCAGTGCTTCGGAGAGAAGTGGGTGGTACACACCGCATGCGCCTTCCCATGGTTCACTTCTTTCTTCAAGCTTCATGCCAAGCAGCTCTAAGCCGTCGACGTATGTCTGCATCCAGTCTTTGCGGGAACCAACGTCATCTTCAAAGTCAGAAGAAAGTTCGGAAGCTAAAGACTGAAGCACACCATCGTGCATGTGCTCTGCTAAATTCTCTCCAAAATCCTCGTCATTCTCTGAGTTAGGTTTTATTTCAATAGTTAATGGACCAACAGTAATATCAACCTCTTCAGGATCTTCAATCTCAATCTCCAGAGGTTCTTCCTCCATGGCTAGCTGTTCCATACCTAAAGGAGCTGCGTATAGTCCTTTTTCCATTGCCATAATTTAGTCCTTAATAATAGGGCTGACGTCGTCTGAACCCCATAGGTTCATCTTCTTCGTCGCTATCTAATCTAATAAACCCACCACGCCGAAATCTTAATAAGGCTTGGCTTGTCGAATCGACCAAGTCATCGTGTTCGCCTGATGGAAAACTTGCAACTTCTTCTACTAGCTCATCGGCCCAACGAGTCCCTGGTACCCATACTCTACCAGATGCAAATATATCTGCAACTGCATTTAACCGAGAAATTTTATCATTGCCTTTTGACGGAGTATACTCCTGCACGGGTAGCCCCATAGCCCTTAATTCAAATACAAGCGGCGCACCTGACGCTTTTGCCTCCACTATTAAGCTATCGGGGTTCCATTCTTTGTATTCTTGTACCGCTTTTTGCTTTAATTCTGGAAACTCCATCCGTTTTTTAAATGAATTTAAGAGAATAATATTAGCTTGAGGGCGTCCTGTATCGTCTTCTTTATAGAAAACACCCCATGTTGTACACGCAGAATAGTCTGAGCGCTCAGTTTTAAGGAACGCCGTATCCCAAGACTGGATCACAAATTCACACTCGGGTGGATCATCTTTTTCCCATATCTTCCACCACTCTCTTTTAATGATTGCAGAGACTTCTGAGGTCGGCTGCTGCATATATTGAGCTTGCCACTTACTAACTGGGAGTTCTTCCCGTAGAGCAAATAGCTCTTTCTGGCTCCAAAACTCAGGCCAAAGTGGGCTGTCATCGTCAAAAAGGGCTGGAAACTCAATTACTCTCCATCCTTCTCCATCTCTTAGAG